CTAATCCTTTTTGCCTTGGTAAAAATCTATCATGGCGGTCTGATATCGCTGGATATCCGCCTGGGCGATATGGGTGTAGATTTTGTGCATGGTAGTGGCATCGGCCCAGCCGCCGATCTCCATTGCAATGCGTTCCGGTACCTGCAGATGATAGGCCAGAGAGGCAAAGCTGTGCCGCAGGCCATGGACGCCCACGTCCGGTAAATTGTTTTCCCGGCAGATCTTCTTCACGGCGCCGCGGAGACTGTTCTGTGAGATGTCCAAGACAGGTCCGACTGACTTCCGGTCCCGTTGGATGGCCGCCGTCAGCTCCGGGATCATCACCGGCACGTTGCGGGTGGAGGTGGTATTTTTGTTTTGCACCTTGCGCTGGTATTTGTTGTCCTCATTGAGCACCACGGCGCCCTGTACCCGGATAAACTTAGGATTTGCCGGAATGTTCTCCCACCGGAGGGCCTGGATCTCGGAGATCCGCAAGGAGGAGAGAGCCAACAGCGCCGGAACGGCATAGCGGGTATCCTTGACAGCGGAGACAAATACCCGGATCTCATCCGGTGTGAGAAAGGGCCTCTCTTTGGGCACAGGAGCCGCCAGAGAGACCTTAGGCAGCTTCCGGCCTGTGGTGTGCTCTACGACACCACGAACAAAGGCAAAGGCCGTCTTGAGGGTCTTGGGGGCGCATAGGGCGGCCTCCATGTTGACGATGCCCTGCCACTCCTCATCATCAATCTGATCCAAACGCCGGGGCATGGTGGCCTGGAAGCGATGCTTCTGGATAGTCCGGTAGCCCCGGATCGTCACAGGAGAAAGGGTGTTGCTTCGCTCCTCGATATAGGTGTCGATGGCCTCCGTCAGGGTGGGAGCCTCCGGAGCGGCTTTGGCCCGTTTGCCCGCCAGGTATTCGGCTTTGATGGCCCGGGCCTCCCGGATACAGGCTGCCCGGTTCGGTTCCGTGACAGGTATGCTCTCGCCACCCAGCCGCAGCTGAATGAAATAATTTCCTGACGGGAGCTTGCGCGGCTCCGGTAGTTTCATGATGGTGCCTCCAGAAAATAAAACATTTGTTCGGTCGAACCGCTATGGAAAAGCCGCCCGCCAGGGGCGGCTTTTTTACTGCGCCTTCTTCAGAGCATTGATCTCTTTGGTGTGGAGTTTCAGGAGCTGGTGGTGCAGATCCAGCTCCTCCTGCACCTTGTCCATCAGGTCCGGATCAGGGAGGGCCTTAAGCTTCTCGTTCACGGCGGCGAGGCCGTCGGCCAGAAGGTTGAACTTCGGCTCGAAGTACGACTCCATCAGGGCAGCGACCTCACCCATGATCTCCTGTTTCTGGCTGGCCAGTTTCTGGTCCACGCGGGTGTCCAGCTCACCAATGATCTCCTGCTTTTGCTGGGCCATCAGCTGGGCGAGGGCCTGCAGGTCTTTTTCGTCGAGCATGATATCTCCTTATCTGAAACCTTTTTATCTGCGTTGAAACGGGACTTGATTACTTACCCAGCAGCTGCTTTTTTTGCGCGTCAAACTCTTCCTGGGTGATGGCGCCCATATCCAGCAGCTGCTTAAATTTCAGCAGTTCATCGGCGACACTGGCTGGTTCGACCGCAGGTGCAGCCTCCGGCTCTGCCTGGGGCTGGGATGCACAGATCACCTGCAGCAGGGACAGGCATTCCTGGGCCTGCTTCGCCATGGTTTTATAGATCATCCCATCTTTTTTAATTTCCGAGCTGATAAAAGTGATATATTCCGTTGGTTCGGAGACATTATTCACGGTTATTTTGATCTGCAGCTGAGAGCAGGTGGATTTTCCGTGCTTTTTTCCGGTCACACCTCCGACCACGGCACCGACGCCGCCAAACAGCAGGCCGCCGGCAACCGCTCTGCCAAGACCGCCTTTTGTGAGGGTATTACCGTCTTCCAGCAGTTCATAGTCCACAATATCCGCATAATGGAAAATGCGGGGATGCTTTTTCCCGCCGGAGCCGACAGGCGTGTACCAGAGTTTCTGGTCATCATCGAGACAAAGGAAGCCGGGAACCTGCTGTGTGATGTGGAATTGTGCGAGAAGATCCCTGTCGCTTCCACGGCTCTCAATGGCAGCCCGCACATCGGCAGCAGTCATAGCGCCGATTTGCGTTGACATTTTGAAGCCAGCGGCTTTGAAGCAGTCCGGGCAGCACCACTCTTTATTTTGCAGCCGGAAACGATTCAGCCCGCACTCTTTTCCGCAGACTGCGCAGACTGCCTTTGGAGAAAGAAATCCCATAATAGTTCCCCCTTGTCTCTTTATCCGCATTTGGCGGAATACACTGCAGCGTGTCCGATTCGGACACGTTTTTATTTTATCCGTGCGCTGGCGGGAAATCACATGTATAAGTCCGCTGCCAGATTGCCGTGGGCATACCAGCAGACGGCCTTGGCCATAAACGGTTCTGTGACGCCGAAGCGGTCCGCCAGAGCCGGGATCGTGTCGCAGCCGTCGGCCATGGCAGCGTCCAGATCATCCTCCGGCACCAGCCGGCGGATGGCCCACTTGTCCGCCCGGTTCTCGTGACGCTGGCGCACGTCCAGCGCCGCGTACTGATTGTAAAAGCTGCCGGTCTCACAGTGGCCCAGCTCGTGAGCCAGGCAGACCGTTTCCTGGGCAATGGTGCCCAGCTTCCAAGGGTCCAGGGCAATGGCATAACCATCACCCAGCGGGACGGACAGGGACGTGGCCCTCCGCATGGGGATCCAGTCCACGTCAATGTTCCGGCGCTCCGCGTAGGCATACAGGCCCAGCAGGTCATTGGTCATTCGATCTGCGCCTCCGCTGCTCCAACTTGTACTGAATATAGTCCTTGGCGTCCTCCCAGAGCTCGTCCATCTCTTCCTGGGTCAAGTCCTCGCCGCCCTCGAAGAAAGCGGCCTTGATGGTGTCCTCGCTGACGGTGTCCGATTCGGACACCAAGGGGCGGGCGCCCCGCTTTTTGGGGCCCTCGCCGGTGAGGAGGTATTCCGTAGTAGTACCGAGAACCTCGGCAATCGTAGCTATTCGGCTTCGATAAGACCTGGTAGTTCCAACCCGCCATTGGCTGACGATCTTATCGCTGACACCTATAGCGGCAGCAAATTCTTTTTGCTCTTTGAATTGCGTATCGACCAACTCAAAGATTCGAGTCGCAGTGTCCAAAGGAGTCACCCCCAATAATCAACAAAAATTAGATTATAGAATTGTTCAAACTACATAAATCTAAATTATTTTGATTATTTGGATTGACAATCAATAAAACTTAGATTACACTGTTGCTTGTAAAGCAAGTTGCCTATGACGAAATCATAGCACAGCCCAGGGCGACTTGCAAGACGGAAAGGAGGCGATCCCTTGAAAAATCGGATCCGGGAGCTGCGGGAAGCGGCAGGCATGACCCAGGCGGACCTGGCGGACCGGCTCCAGGTCTCCGTCCCCACGGTGTCCAGGTGGGAGAGCGGCGTGATCCGGCCCAGCGTTGGAAAACTGATCGAGCTGGCGGAGATTTTCGAGACGACTATGGACACGATCTGCGGCCGGACGGCCAGCGCCTGATTTACCCAAACCATACCACAGAAAGGAGCTGGTGCCCATGTCAGGATATGACGGGGCAATCTACAAAACCTGCCGGGAACAGGCCGGATATACCCAGGGCCGGGCGGCGGAGCTGCTCAACTGTTCCGTGCGGCAGCTGGCCCGGTATGAGGCCGGAGAGGTCCAGGTGCCGGACGATCTGGCCTATGCCATGGTGCGGCTTTATAACAGCCAGTATCTGGCGGTGGAGCACCTGCGCCTGGTGAGTCAGCTGGCGGCCAGCATTATCCCGGCGGTGGAGCCGGTGACCTTGCAGACGGCGGCCATGCGGCTCTACAACACCGTGATGGACTTTGTGGAGGCCCACCCGGACCGGAAGCTGCTGCGCATTGCAGAGGACGGGATCATCACAGCGGAGGAGCGGCCCATCCTGGATGAGATTCTGGGCGAGCTGCGACACTTGAGCAAAGTCTGCTTTGAGGTGCAGGCCGCAACAGAAAGAGAGGTTTAACATGCCCAGATGCAAAATCGGAAACACGTCGCCAACCCCGGTTCAGCGCCGAAAGACTTTTAACCGGGTGGTGGAGCACGCCATGGTGGATCAGGGGATCCGCTCACAGTCCCAGCTGGCCGCCCTCATGGGAATGGATCGGGCCGCTGTGTGCCGCCGGTTCAACGGCGTGGTGGACTGGCAGTACACGGAGATCTGCCGGTTAATCAGCCTGCTGAAAATCGACGCGGAGGGCGTGGCTAAGATGATGGGGGTGGCCGCGTGAAGCAGTACATAAAAAAAGGCCGCCCTGTGGCTGGCACCACAGAGCGGCGGGTTCAGGGCCTTTCGACCGAGAACGATTGCAAAACTATTGTACCACATTCCGGCCGGATTGCAAGCCCCAGTTTTACCGGGGAGGGGGTGACCCACCCATGATGATCTGGGGGCTTGTGCTGATCGGCGTTTGCACGCTCACCAGCGGACTGTTCCGGCTGGTGGATCGGATTGAAGGGAGGCGGTGAGGATGGACGCATGGAAAACGCTGGATCTGCGGCAGCGAAAGACCTACGGCCCCCATGACGGGGAACTGATCGTGCTGCATATGATCCCGAAGAGCGCCTGGGGGCGGTCCGAGCGGTATCTCACCGGCCGCCTCCGGACGGAGGCAGGCAGGACCTGGATGCACAGCGGCGGGAGCGTGGCCTCCCCCGCTGAGCTGCGGAAACACTATGACCTCCGGTGGCTCCGGCTGCCGGAGGACCCCATCTGAAGGAGGTCGGACCGATGCCCCGAGAACAACGAACTCCAGCATATTGGGCGGTGGTGCCGGCTCCCGTCCGCCATGACAAGACGTTGCGCCCAAATGCCAAACTGCTTTACGCAGAGATCCAGGCGCTGGCAGATAGCTGCGGCTACTGCTGGGCGACCAATGAGTATCTGGCGGAGCTGTTTGACATTGCGGCTCGCACGGTGAGCGACTTGATCTCCACCCTGGCGAAGCGGGGCTACATCACTGTCGAAGTCCTCCGGGACCCCAAAACAAATGAAGTGATGGAGCGTCGCATCTGGGTGGACAAGCCGGCCGTGGCAGAGGTACCCCCTCCCGCCAAAAATGGCAATACCCCTCTAGCAGATTTTGACGGGACCCCTCCCGCCAAAAATGGCGAGGAGAATGATTATATTAGTCTAAGTAATAATACCCCCCTTACCCCCCAAAGGGGGGATGCGTGTAAACAGCCACAGAAGAAGCCCAGGCGGAAGTCCGCGCTCAAGGCGGCACCGGACTGGAAGCCGGAGCGGTTCAACGCCTTTTGGGATTACTATTCCCATCAGGCCCGCGGCGAAAACAAGCAGGGGGCTATTCGGGCCTGGGACAAGCTGCGGCCGGATGATTACCTGATCCGGCTCATGGGCAAGGCCCTCCAGCAGCAGATCGCCAGCGATGACTGGCAGCGAGGAATCGGCATCCCATACGCCTCCACCTGGCTGAACAATGCCCGGTGGCAGGATGCACCACGTCAGCCGCCCCAGGAACTCAGCGACGAGGAGGGTATTGATGGAATTTGAAAAAGCCATGCAGGCAGCGGCGGCCTATCTGACATTCACGCCGCGCTTCATGGACCCTAAGCAGCCGCAGGGCCTCTGGTTCTGCAATACGGTTGCAGAGGTCTCCGCGATCCAGATCAATGCGGTGTGCCTTGGCAATGGTTGCGAGTGGGATAACGTGGTCAAAACAGAGCCATTTTTAGCACACTTCCCCTTTGTGGTCATCGTAACGCCCAACGCCATTGCCCGTGAGGAGATGGTGAAGCAGCTGCGGCCACGCCTGCCGGCTGCCTGTATCTATGTCATCACGGACGCAGGCTTTCGCAACTGCAAGACCCTGGATGAGTTTGTGTCGGCCTATGGCTCCGCTCATCTGCTTGATATACTGGCGGGAGCAGAGGAGCTGCCGGCTTATGGCATCCTCAATCTGGCCCAGGTGGCCCGGAGAGACCTTCGCAAAGTCCCCAGAGTCCTTTCCCGCTTCCCCGTGCTGGACAGGGGCATCGGTGGATTCTTCTCGGGAGAATTGTCTGTCTGGACCGGCAAGCGAGGCGTGGGAAAGAGCACGATCCTTGGCCAACTGCTCTTAGAGGCAATCGATCAGGGGCATACCGTGTGCGCATACTCCGGTGAGCTCCCCAAGGAACAATTCCGCGAGTGGATTTATCTACAGGCGGCAGGACCGGAACATATCTCGTATGAGACAGACGAGGCCACCGGCAAGCGATTTGCAATGGCTGATCCCATGACGGATCAGATGATCTCCGAGTGGCTGGACGAGCGGTTCTGGCTCTTTGACTTGGAGCGGAACACACGTCACGATCCAGAGACGATTCTGAAGCAGTTCGAGTATGCAAAGATGCGGTACAACGCGGATGTGTTTTTGGTGGATAACATCATGTCCGTCGACTTTGACGGGTTCTCAGACCGGGATTTTAACCGTGTGCAGTCCAAGTTTACGAAAATGCTGGTGACATTTTCCAAGCGCAGAGGGGTCCATACCCACTTAGTGGTCCATCCCAGAAAATCTACCAGTGACACAAACAGCAAGGTCAGCTCCGATGATGTCAGCGGAAGCGGAGACATCACCAACCGGGCCGACAACGTGTTTTTCCTTACAACCCATGCCGCCTCAGACGCAAAGGGGCAGCCTGAAACAAAACCCATGCTTCAAATCTTGAAAAATCGGGACTTTGGAGCCAGAGGGCAACAGTGGCTCGATTTTGACCGAAAATCACGACGCTTTTTCCCAGACCGGACCGGTGACGCCAAACGGCCCTATGGTTGGGATATGGCAGCGAGACAGATCTCTCTGACCGATGATCGTGCTGATATTGACAAGATCTTCCCAGAGGGGGGCAAGGCATGATAGTGGGAGACATCCTGACCATCAAACCCAACTTTTATACCGAGTACATGGGGGCCAATGACCAGCCCAGCCGGGCCCAGGTGATCTACATACACCCCGAAGGCCGATTTTACGTCGTGGAATTCCGGAGCGACCTAGGCATTCCCTGGCGGGAGACGTTTTTCCCCTATAACCGGCGGATCGCGGACATCATGGACCGGTCCGCGCCGTATCTGCCGCATGAAAAGGAGCTATTTACATGAGAACGATTGCGATTATGAACAACAAAGGCGGTGTAGGAAAGACCATCACCGCCATCAACCTGGCGGACATCCTGGTGCGGGACTACCGCCAGCGGGTGATTCTGGTGGACTGCGACGGGCAGATGAATCTGACCCGGTTTTACATGCCGGAGCTGGACCCGGAGACGGAGTACACCATGGTGTCCCTGCTGGAGGGGGATGGGGAGCCGCTGTGGAGCGACAACCTGCTGCAGGTGAGTCGTGACCTGTGGCTGATCCCCGGGAGCCCGGACCTGTACACGGAGGACCTTGAGGCCGTCATGGATGGCCAGGACCAGGCCAAGACCCGGCGGGTGGCGGACCTGGTGGATGTTGTCCGGGAGGACGACGGGGCGGACTTCATCATTTTTGACTGCCCGCCGGGCTTCACGGCGGCCAGCCTGGCGGCACTGCTGGCCAGCGACGAGGTGGTCATCCCCATGGAGCTGGATGGGTTTTCGGTCTCAGGCACGATCACCATGCAACAGCAGCTGGCGCTGCTGAGACGTAGCGGCCTGCGGGTGCCCAGGGCATCCGTGCTGATCAACCGCTGGCGGGCCACGGAGTTCGTGAGGGAAGTGGAATCCCAGCTGCGTTCTATGACAAAAACGGGCTTGCTGGTTTATGAGCAGGTGATTCGGAAAAGTGAAAAGGTGCCTGAGAGCACGGTCACCGGGTCCCCGCTGGCGGTGTATAGTCCCCGGAGCGCCGCCGGTGTAGATTTTCGCCGGTGGGTGCGGGAGTTCCTGGAGGAGGTGTGAGTATGGCGTTTGACATCTCCAGATTTGCACAGACTGGCCAGGCACCTTCCACAGAGCGCAGCATCGGGGACATCACCACAGAGATCCTGCGGCTGAAACAGGATGCCGGCAATGCGATCCTGGGCATCGGCCAGAGGCTGATCGAGGCCAAGGCCATGTTGCCCCATGGAGAATGGCTTCCCTGGCTGACAGAGCAAGTCGAGTTTTCTGAGCGTACCGCCCGCAACTTCATGCGGCTGGCGCGGGAATGGACAAATCGGCAAGCGCTTGCCGATTTGGGAGCCGCAAAAGCATTGACGCTGCTGGCTTTGCCGCCGGAGGAGCGGGAACGCTTTATGGAGGAAAACCATGTCGTGGACGGTGAGGAGAAGTCAGTCATCGACATGACTTCCCGGGAGCTGGAAAAGGCCGTGAAGGAGCGGGACGAGGCCCTGCACGCGGCGGAGGCGGCCCGGGCGGCCGCGGAGACGGCGGATCAGAGCCGGGCCAAAATGGAAGCGGACATGACGGCCCTCAAGAAGCTGCACCAGGCGACCCAGGCTGCGGAGGCCCAGGCCCGGGAAGCTCTAGCCGAAGCCCAGGCCGAATTGAAGGCCCTCCGGGAGAGACCCGTGGAGGTTGCTGTGGAGGTAGATCAGAAGGCTCTGGAAGAGGCCCGCCGGGAAGCGGAGACCCAGATGCAGGCCAAAGTGGACAAAGCTGCGGAGGCCCAGAAAAAGGCAGAGGAGCAGCGGAAGAAAGCGGAAGAAGAGCTGGCCGCAGTCCGGCAGCAGCTGGAGGCAACCCGGCAGACAGAACGTCAGGCCGTAATCTCGGGTGACAAGGACCTGGCCCTGTTTGAACTGCTGTTCAGCCAGGGGAACGAGGCTGTCAACAAGCTCCATGGCCTGCTGCTCAAGGTCCGGGGACGGGGAGATACAGAGCTGGCCGGCAAGCTCCAGAAGGCCTTGCTGGCTTTGGCGGATGTGACGAGGAGGTGTGCGGAGGAATGACGGACCGGGCAATCGAGCTGCTGGAAGAGCAGCAGCGAAATGTGAAGGAGCGTTCCGCCCCCTGGATGGTGGCGGAGCAGCTGAAAGATATCTGCCGCCGTGAGCCGCACAGCGCGGAAATCCTGGCGCAGGACCTGGAAAACGCCTCCATGTCCATCACGGAGGCGGAAAAGAAGATCAAGGCCTTTGCGGATGGGCACAAAACCGGCAGTTTTGCCTGCGTGACGCCCGGGGAGGCTGATGCCATCCTGCGGGAGTTCTACGGCCTTGGCACCCCCGGAGGCACAGCCGTGGAAAGCGGCTCTCCGAAGATCCTCAATCTGGCGGATTTTCTGTGAGGTACTGGATATGGACAAGGATTGGAAGAAAATCGCGGAGAAATTGCCGGTAGAGCCTAGCGGAGACCTGGTAAACGGTGTACTCAGTGGTATCTACGATGGAGATGCCTTGGGAACCCCAATGCTCTTATTCCATCGTGAGCCTGTCACGCTGGCAGAACCGCTCGACGAGATCATGTGCCCGGAGGACTGGGAGCGGCGCCGGCGGACGGCAAAGCACCGCTGGGGCGCCTGGTGTACCTGCACCAACTGCGGAGAGGACTTCGAGGCAGGGTATTCCGACGGCGGGATCGTGCTGGAGACAGGGCCGGATGACGTAACCCGCGCCGGCTATGCGGAGCCGGGGCCGGTCTCCAACGTGTATCTGGAGGGTGAGACAGTCCTCTGCCCCAAGTGCTGGTCCGCTGTTGAGGTGACTCGTCGGGCGGACCTGCGCCGGGGGCGCACCTGTCAGGTGCTCCAGGCGGAGGTGGTCAACGTGGAGACCTATACCGTCGTCATGTACTGGCTGGTCAGCCGGCATTTTGATGACACCGGAGGCGATCACCTCCTATTCCTGCCTCACGCCGCGCTGCTGATCGACGGTGATGGGCGGCTGCGGCGGTTCCGGGCCAGGCGGACCGGGAATGATGTGCGGGATGTGGTATGGCTGTCATGCAGCTCTGCCCGGGACCCAATGCAGATGCCGTACTATTCCTGGGAGGCGGCCAACCATCACAAGATCGGCGGGGGGACGTGGACCTGTGGCCCGGGCCTGAATCGGCACACCGGCGAGAAGACGGCTCTGGACAAATACATAGGCGCCGGCGGCTGCTGGCCGGGGGCATACCTCCATGTGTGGGAGCGGCATCCACAGGTGGAGAACCTGATGCGGCAGGGGTTTGCCGAAGCGGTAGTCAGCACGATCGACGACACGCTGGATCTTGCCGTCACTGTCCACGACCTCTGCGACACGCCGCCTATCCCGTGGGTGGACTGGAGAGAAGTCAAACCCCACCGGATGCTGCACATGAGTAAACCAGCGTTCCGGGAAATCTCCCAAAAGCATTGGAACGCCGAAGACGCAGAGTGCTGGGACAGATACCGGCGCCAGATCCCCGGCGCTGATGCTATGGACTTTGAATACTGCCGGAAGCATGTCGGCAGCAAAGCTGTGGGACAGCTCCTGGAGATGGCTGCCGCCGGATGGGAAGATTTGCTGCCCATGCCTATAGTCCGCTATCTAGAAAAGCGGGGAGCGGTTAAAGATGGCGTACAGATGCTGATCGACTACCGCAAGATGTTGCGGGACGCACAGATGGCAGAAACGGAAGAGACACTTTGGCCGCGCGATTTGCTGGCCGCCCACGAGCGGATCACCCAATTCTGGGCCAACCATTTCAAGACATCGTATCAGCTGGGATTCACCAGCACATTCATCCGGTTTCGGGATCTGGAATGGACGGACGGAGATCTGTGCATCGTCCTTCCTCGTGTGGAGGAGGACCTGGTCTCCGAAGGAAAGGTCCTGCGGCACTGTGTCGGCACCTACGGCAGTGCTCACTGCTCTGGGAAACCCGTGTTTTTCGTGCGGCACCGCCGCAGGCCGGAGCGGAGCTATTATACCCTGCAGATCGACATGAACGGGACGATCCCAAAGGAACTCCAGCTCCACGGATACGGCAATGAGCGCCACGGAGACCACAAGCAGTATGCCCACAAAATCCCGCGGAAGGTCCGGGAGTTCTGCGACCGCTGGGAGCAGGAGGTCCTGACACCCTGGTTTGCGGCACAACGTACAGGGGCAGAGCGGCCAGCCAAGAAAAAACAAAAAGCAGGGAGGATCGCCTGATGCGGATCATCAAAACCGGAGACCCCTGTCCGCTCTGCGGCCGCCCGGTGACCGCAGAGGACCGGGAAACGTTGGACCAGTTGACGGCCATTGCGCAGATGCTGGAGCGCCTTGGCATTGACATCGCTGCGGGTGCGGCGGAGAAAGGAGAAGAATATGAGTGAGCAGGGATATGAGCGGAAAAAGGACTTTGTGAACCATGCTTTAAGCCGCTGCGTGGCGTCCATGTACCCCAACGTGTGCCGGGTGGCCTACCACACCCGGGACACCGACGAGGGCCTGCGGGAGACCGCCATGATCTACCTGGCCGGGGGCTACTCCCGGCGGGTAGACGTGACGGGTCTGGACCTGCCGGCCACCCTGGACGCCGTGCTGGCGGTGTTCCGGGAGGCGGTATGATGCGATATACCGGACATAAACGGCGTCCGAGAGTACGCTGCTGGCTGGCCGTCATTGCGTGTGTAATCATCCTCGCCCTGGCGTTGTGTATCAACGCCAGGGCGCTGGGGGTGATTGCTCTGTGAGGCGTACTATGACAACCAAATCTTTGGCACGGATTTGTGAGATGGGCCGCAGCGGAGCCTGTCTGAAGGAGATCGCGCAGGATACGGGGTATTGTATTTCCACCGTAGGCAAGTGGCTGAGACACCAAGGTATCGGTCCGCCGGGGCGAAAATATATTCCCCGGCAGATCTATACCGTCTACAAAACAAAGACCACCGAATTTTTGGTGGAGGGCAACGCCAAAAAGTGTGCGTCTTTCCTGGGAATTAAGCCACAGAGCTTCCGGCGGGCATATACATGGAGCCATCGGGGAGCCCCGGGAAAATATACAATTTACGCAAGAGATGCAGAGAGTGAGGATGTGCCATGACAACAATGGATTTCAGCGCAACATTGGCAGCTCTCCGGAGACTGCGTGTAGAGACTGGGAGTTTAGTCTGTTTTGGCTGCGGGCATGAGCATAACTGCTCCACGCACGGCTGTGCCATCCTGCGTAATGCCGTAGAGCACATGGAGGCGGCTCTTTCGAACTATGATAGCCTCTCCGCTCTGGTGCACCATCTGGAGACGGAGCTGAAAAGTGAGATTCTGTCAGCAGCCGAACTCCGGGCCAGGCTGGCGAACGAGTGGGTGAGCGTGGAGGAGAGGTTGCCACCAGAGCATGAGCCGGTACTGTGTATTGTGAACGGGAAGCCGAAGCCGAACATCACACTGGAGGAGGCGTATCAGCTTGGATCGTGGAATAAGGCTGACGGCTGGATCATCGATGAATATCTGGACTGGGAAGATGCTGTTGTCTTGTGGTGGATGCCCCTTCCGGAGCCGCCGGGAAAGGAGGGGTGAGGATGGACGTGAAAGAGGCAATCACTCAACTTACAGGACTGAAGAAATATTGTGAAGGGATGGCGGAATGCGACGAATCTGGAAGCTATGTTTTTGACCTTGATGTTCAGGCGCTTGATATGGCAATCACCGCCCTGTCCCCGCCGAACGAGCCGCTAACCATCGAGCAGCTGCGGGAGATGGACGGGGAGCCGGTGTGGTGTAAATGGTTACTCCCGGAAGATAGAGCCATTGAGCAGGGAAAGTGGTTTATCGTTATCTCCGGAGACAAGGCAGGGCTGGAGATAAAGAGGCCGGCCGAATACGGGTGTCATTTTTGCAAAATTGATGATTACGGCAAGACGTGGCTCGCCTACCGCCGCCCGCCGGAGGGAGAGGTGGACACCTGATGAAATGCAGAGATTGTGAGAAATGGGGATGGGGAGACGATGAAGGGACCCCTGTTTGGGGGTGGTGCTGGAAATATACATCTTGCCCAGATCCGGATATTGATAGGAGTTGTCCGGATTTCTCCCCTAAAAAGCCGGATATCTTCACAACACTCTCCACACTCCAGGCCGAAAACAAGAAGCTGCGGGCCGAGCTGGAAAACTACCGCAAAGGCCATCGCGAAGAAGCAATCTCCGCCCTGTCCCCGCCGAACGAGTGGGTAAATCGAGTGAGAGAGCTTGATGAGCTTTACACAAAGCTCCAGATCATAACAGGCTTTACAGTGGAGCAACTGCTAGAAATGTTCGCCGCCGGATACACGCTGGAAAAGCCGGATTACTCAAAATCATTTGAAGAGATGGCGAGTTTGGCCGAAACCACCCCGCCGAACGAGCCGCTGACGCTGGAGGAGCCGCGGGAGATGGACGAGCCTGTATGGGTTGCCTGCAAACCCATCGAGGGCGGGAACGGGTACTGGTGTCTGTGCCAGCATGGGCATATCATCACACCGGCAGGTAGCATTTACGATGTGAAAGAAATCCCGCATTGGGTGTTCTACCGCCGCCCGCTGGAGGGAGAAGTATGAAGCCGATTTTATTCAATACCGAAATGGTACGGGCTATTCTGGATGGCCGGAAAACCGTAACCCGGCGGCCGGTAAAATTTGGGAGAGGGCGAAACCCAAAATGGTCGGGGTATGTCCCGGACGGGGGCGTATTGTACGGAAGTAATAACATCCCAGCGGCGAAAGCACCATACCAGGCCGGTGACATTCTGTGGGTGCTGGAGACGTGGACGTCTGTGCCAGGCGGGAGCTATATCTACAAAGTGTCCGTGGAGTGCCCTGATGCTTGGCGTGGGACCTGGCACCCCTCCATTCACATGCCGAAAGAGGCCGCCCGGCTGTTCCTACGGGTGGTAGCAGTGTGGGTGGAGCGCCTGAAGGATATAACCCCGGAGCAGATAGACGCCGAAGGGTGCAAGGAATGGACGTACAGTGCGATGACTGGAGAGCCTCTACCGAGTGGCCCATCCTGGTTTAGGATTGCGTGGGACCGCACCATCAAGCCTTCGGACCTCCCTGCTTACGGCTGGGAGGCAAATCCCTGGGTATGGGTCATTAAGTTTGAGCGGATCAGCCGCCCGCCGGAGGGAGATGAGGATAAATGATGTTCCGATGGATAAAGCATTTTTTTTGCAAGCACGAATGGGAAATCTGCCGAAAGATCGAACCGTTTGCTAGCCTTCGCGGAGAGCAGCTTTATCGGGTCTGCCGAAAATGTGGAAAAATTGAGCCGCATATTTACCGGGAGTTCGATGGAGGTGGGTATAAGTGATGGACATTGAAAAGCTGATTGAGAGCGCGGAACACTGCGATTTAGGTGACTGTGCTAACTGTCCAAGTTGTGACCGTGTCTGCTGCAAAGAGCGGACCATGGGGGAGTTGGCACGAGAGGTCAAGCGACTCCAAGCCGAAAACGAGAAGCTGCGGGACGAGCTGAAGGCTGTAAGAGAGGAGGCGCAGCAGTTTGCGGGGAGATAATCAGTCCTTGTGGTATTGTGTACGCCAGCGGGCAGGCCCTCTTGTCAAGGAGTGCCGGGCACTGCGGCCACGGCTGAGTGCAAATGATACGCCATACCAGCGGAATGAAAAAAATAAAATTCTTCGGCCCCCCAGAGACAGCAGTGTCTGCCGAACGCGTGTAGACCGGCTGGAGCTGCGGCTGGCGCTGTTTTGCTTTGTAGGGATCGTGTACACACTGACCTTTGATCCATATCACCTGCCGGATCGCTTCTCTGATGTCCGAAAACGGTGGAGATCGTTCCTGCGGCTTCTCAACCTGTGGAAGCCAAACTGGTCCCGGGATTATATCTATCTGATTGAGGGCAGGCATGGAGACCACCGCTATCATATCCACTTGGTCCTCCGGAACAGCGATTTTTCTCCGGCCGAGATCCGCTATCTTTGGAAATACGGCGAGGTAGATGACGAGCCTCTGCTGTTGGGACCATACGATACCTACAGGCGCACCGCCAAGTATTGGAACAAGGAGGCGTCAGACGGAATTACGGTCCCCGTGGGTGCCAGGACCTGGGTTGCCAGCAGAAATCTGAATGCCAAGCTGCCGCCTTTGGAAATGTGGCGGAGTACAAGCGGTGAAATCGAGCCCCCACAAAATGTACGGGTGCAGGGAGGCAATCAGACAGCCAACGAATTCGGCGTGTATCTCTACAAGTGGTGGATCTCAAACAGTGCTTTTATTTTAAATAAATGACTCTTATCTTGAAATATAGTTGAATAACTCACAAATCTAAACGAAAGTGAGGGAGACCCGTTGCAAAGCATTCATAAACGTGATAAACTGGTAGCAAAGGATGGATGGTTGCTCTGTCCCCGGTGTGGTCGGGGAAAGGTTCTACGGCTCAATTCAGAGACCAGAGCCAGGAGCTTGACGGTGTATTGCAAGCTCTGCGGAAAAGAGTCCATCGTGAATATCGACGAGTGCCTGTGCCAATGAGCCTGTGCCACATGATCCGCAAAGGGCGGACGTGTTGGTGCAGGCTTTTTGTTTTGCCCGGAGGTGATAGCCCATGGCACAAAAGCCGTTGCGTCCATGCCGACATCCTGGGTGTACGACCCTGGTCACTGGCGGCTATTGTGATCTCCACCGCCCCAAGGACAGCCGCAGCGATGCGGCCAAGTCCTGGCACTGGATGTACCTGACTCCAGAGTGGACGGAGGACCTGCGGCCCGGACAGCTCCTTCGCGAGCCGTTTTGCCGGGAATGTGCCCGGCGCGGAGACCGGACGCCGGCCACGGAAGTGGACCACATCCAGCCGCACCGCGGAGACTGGGCGGTGTTCACGGACCGCAGCAATCTCCAGAGCCTTTGCCATTCCTGCCATAGTCGCAAGACGATGTCCGAAATGCAGCAAAAGCGAGGCGCTTTGCGTGCCCGCTGGCAGCGATGACCAGCGGAACGCTTGGGCGCACGGGCGGGGCGGGTGCGTGTGCGCGGCGTTTCCTTGCACCCCTCCCCCCGGCAAAAAAAGTTTGGGCGGAGGGACGCAAGACCGCACGCCCCCCTTCGTGCAAGATTTTTTCCCCATGAGGATTTTCCGGGAATACATGGCGTGTCAGATTCGGACACGCTGGCCAGAAAGAGAGGGAGTGTATGGTTCGGCTGGAGTGTGGCCTGCGGGGCGCACGGAAGTATTGCGCCTCGCATCCAGGCTGGTGCTGTGGCGATTGTCCGGCACGAGACCTCTGCGACCGGGCCTGCCGGAATACGCCAAAGCGATGCGGGTACGCTGTGCCGCGGGAAACGTGCCATTTTTATAGGCCTTCAAAAATTATGGGAAAGGAAGGGATCCGCAATGGCGGGTAAGCGGCAGCCGCTGGCCGTTCTGCAGGCCAACGGAAGGAAGCATCTGACAAAGGCAGAGATCGCGGAGCGGTCCGCAGCGGAAGTCCATCTGAAAAAGCCGAAGCGGATCTCCGTTCCCGTATGGCTGCCGGAGGACCTAAAGGGAGATTTCCGAAAAATCTCCAAGGAGCTGTTGGACGCGGACCTGGGCGCATCGCAGCTGGACCGGGACACCATCGGCAGGCTGGTCGTGGCGCAGGCGCAGTACGCGGCAGCCACTCGCATGGTGCGGGACTCGCTGGATCAGGAAAACACGGAAACCTGCTCCTCCTGGTCCACTCTGCAGGAAAAGTGTTTCAAGCAGGCCCGGGCCTGCGCAAATGATCTGGGCCTGACCATCACCAGCCGGTGCCGTCTGATCGTCCCCCAGGGAGGCGGACAGGCAGAACAAGAAAATCCGTTCCTGGAGCTGATCTCCGGAGGAGCTGAGCGCCGTGCCTGAGCTGGTATGGCTGACACCGTTCATCCATGTCCCTGCTCCGGAGGATGGCGCGGAGCTACGGTACAGCCAGGATGCTGCGGACCAGGTTCTGCGGTTCTTTGGGCTTCTGGTATTCGGGCAAAACGACTGGGCGGGCAAGCCATTCCAGCTGCTTCCCTGGGAGGAGCAGCTGATCCGGGAATTTTACGGCGTTCAGGTGCGGGACGATGACGGCACTTGGGTGCGGTATCGGCGGTACCTGTACAACGAGATCCCCAAGAAAAACGGCAAAAGCGAACTGGCGGCAGGGCTTGGACTTTATCACCTGTTGGCGGATGGGGAGCAGCTGCCGAACGTTGGAATCTTCGCGGTGGATAAGGAGAACGCCGATATTATCTATAAATGCGCCAAGTACATGGTGGAGCACACCGCCCTGAGCCAGCCGGCCCACCGGCCCCTGGCCTGGTGCCGGGACAGCGTGCGGGAGATCCGCACCCGGTTCGGCGGGGTGATGAAGGTCTACTCCGGCGACGTTGACAACAAGCACGGGCCTTCCTTTTCCGCCATCCTCTGTGATGAGCTGCACGCCTGGAGCGGCCGTGCGGGCCGGGATCGGTGGAACGTGCTGACCACCGGCTCTGATGCCGCCCGCCGGCAGCAGACCGTGCTCGTACTGACTACGGCGGGCAATGACCCGGACCGCACCTCCATCGGTTGGGAAATCCACGAGAAATGCCGGCGGATTCTGGCGTGGCGCCGGGGAGAGCCGGAGCGCCCTCTGGACGTGGACGACACGGAATGGCTGCCGGTGATGTATGGCGTCTCGGTGCTGACCGGGGATGACCCGGACCGGATCGCGGCCCTGGATATCTACGACGAGGCTCTGTGGAAAACCTGCAACCCCTCCTATGGCGTGACCATGCGGGCGCGCAAGTTCCGGGCGGAGGCCCGGGCGGCCAGGCAGAGCGAGGCGGCGGAACGGAATTTCCGGTGGCTGCGGCTGAATCAGTGGATCTCCACGAAGGACGTGGGCTGGCTGCCGTTGACGCTGTATGACAAGACGCAGATCGGCCCCTCCGCCAAGGCGGAGCGGGATGCGTGGATACAGGAGCACCTGATCGGGAAGACCTGCTATGGCGGCCTGGACCTGTCCGCCACCACGGATCTGACGGCCTTTGTTCTGACATTCCCGCCCCAGGAAGGGTTAGATACCTGGGTGATGCTGCCCCGGGCCTGGCGCCCGCTGGACGGCGTACTGGAGGCGGAAACGCGCGACCATGTCCAATACCGGGACTGGGAGCGGGCCGGCTTCCTGACGCTCTGCCCCGGGGACATGATCGACTACACCATGGTGGAGCAGGCTGTCTATGAGGCCGTGGAGCTGTACGACCTGCGGTGCGTGGGCGTTGACCCGTTTATGAGCCGGACCCTGGTATCCCGGCTGACGTCCCCGGTCAATGACGCCGGCGAGGAAAAGCCGTGCGTCAGGTGCATTGACATCCCGCAGGATATCCGGAGGATGTCACCGCCCACCAAGGAGCTGGAGCGGCTGATCCGGGGGCACAAGATGCTCCACATCCACAACACCTGCGCCCGGTGGTGCTTTGGCAATGCCCGGTGCTATGTGGACGCCAACGAAAACCGGAAGCTCATGAAGGACCGCAGCATCGGCCGCATCGACATTGTGGTGGCGTGGGTGATTTCCCTGGCTACAGCCATCATCATGCGGGGGCAGAAGGACTATGACACGCGACATTTGAGAGAGGACTGGGGCTTATGACAAACGAGGAGCGCCGGGAACGGCGCGAGGCGCGGCGGAGAAAAGCCGCAAATCTGCTGGGGCTGTATCTGGAGGATCTGCTGCTCCTGGCCGGAAGCGGCTGTTTTACGGCC